ACCAAACGAATGGCGAGAGATTTTCAACTGGGCGCCCGTGGAAGGTGGAGACCAACCCGTCAGGAGACTAGATACCGCAACTATAGGAGGTGAGCCAAATGGACAAGGAACGCAGACTGACAATGGAGATCAGGTCACTTGACATCGAGGATGAGCAGATGATTGTGGAGGGGTACGCACTCAAATTCGACTCTCCGACTGTCCTTTACGAAATCGACGGGGTGCAGTATTCAGAGGTCATCGAGCGGGGTGCGTTGGACAACGCAGACCTGACAGACGTGCCGTTCAAATACAACCACTCTGATCACGTCATGATCATGGCGAGGACCAGAAGCAAGACTTTGAGACTCGTGCCTGATGACCAAGGGCTGTTTATACAAGCCAACTTAGCCAAAACGACCGCGGGCAAGGACTTATATGAGCTTATAAAAAGAGGAGACATCGACAAGATGTCTTTTGCTTTTACTGTCGGGGAAGATGCCTACGACAAAAAGACCAGAACCCGCAAAATCAGGGGAATCAAAAAATTATGGGATGTCGCGGCGGTTGAAACGCCCGCTTATGATACCACTTCTATTTCTGCAAGGAGTTTCTTCGAGGTGGAGGCCGAAAAGGAACGCAAAGCATCGGAGGATGCCCAATTGCGACGGAAGTTGCTTTTGAAAACTTATTTCTAGGAGGTTCAAAATGACAATCGAGCAAATAAAGGCAAGAAAACTTGAAATCCGCTCCATGCTTGAGCAAGACGACGCGGATTTGACTGCCCTTGAAGTGGAGCTGAGAGACCTTGAGGCTCAAGCGTGCGGCTTTGATTAGCGCGGTGGCTTCGGGAGAAGTTGAGACACGCAAAATTGACAAACCAGGAGATGACATTATGGACAAAGACATGGAAATTCGCAAAGCCTCTGAGCAACGCGGACGCGAGTTAATCGAAAAGCGTTCGGTGACTCTCTCGAACAACGTGATTCTGCCTCGTTATGACGCACCTGACCTGAAACCGACTTTCAACGAAGTATCGACTCTGCTTGACCGTGTAGGCGTGAGAGTCCTTTTAGGCGGCGAAACTTTCCGCCAGCCCTACATCACAGGCTATGGCGAAGGCGGTTACACAGCAGAAGAGGCCAACTACACTACTGCTGAGCCGACTTTTAACTATGCAACGATTAATAAAGCCAAAATCACCGCCTATGCAGAGGACACCGAGGAAGTCATCAAGTTGCCTCTAGCCAACTATGACGCAGAAGTCGTAAACGGCATCACCATCGCTCTTCGCAAGCGTATCACTCGCCAAATCTTGATCGGCGCAGGCACAACAAACACTTTCACTGGGATTTTCTCGGCCAACGCGACTGCAATCGACGCGGCAACTGACATCTCCGTCACTGACATCGACGAGACGACTCTTGATGAGATCATCTACTCCTACGGTGGCACTGAGGACGTTGAGGGGACTGCGGTGCTTATCCTCAACAAGTTGGACTTGAAGAAATTTGCCACTCTACGCACAAATGACGGCGAGAAAATCTACAACGTCACCAACAACGGCAACACTGGCACGATTGACGGAGTACCTTACATCATCAACAGTGAGTGCAAGGCGACTGCGACCGCAACAACTGGCCAGTATCTCATGGCTTACGGTTCGCTTTCCAACTACACCATGACAGTTTTCAGCCCAATCACAGTCGAGCGCTCCATGGATTATCAATTCAAAAATGGCAACATCGCACATCGTGGTAGCATCTTCGCAGGCGGAAACGTGACGGCGAAAAACGGCTTCTTAAGAGTAAAACGAGCTTAATTCAGGGGAGCTACGGCTCCCTATTTTTGGAGGTGGCATATGGTCAGAATCGGCATCAATCCGAAAAATACAAATCTCAAAACTGACGGTCTATCTGACGTTGATCGCGGTTACATCGCTCATATCGAAGTCCCTGCGGCTTCGGCAGTTGTCGCCAATACCACAGCAGTCCTTGCGGCCGTCACATCGACAGCTTTGACGCAAGTCATCACCACAGGCATCACAAACCCTGCCTACGCTCGCAACATCACAGCCACAGCAGGCGGCACAGCTGCGGACATCAAAGCGATACAGGTCATCATCGAAGGCACCAACATGGATAACGAGGTCATCACTGAAACCCTCCCAGCGTTTACGGTCGATACCGCAGGCACAGTGGCAGGAGCGAAAGCATTCCGCACTGTGACTAAGGTTACTATTCCAGCCCATGACGGCACAGGAGCGACGACAGCGATAGGCTTCGGCGAAGTCCTTGGAATCCCTTATAAACTCGCTCACAACAGTGTTTTGTTGGCTTATCACAACAACGTGCGCGAAGGGACTCTGCCGACCGTCACAACATCGGCAACCGTCTTGGAGAGCAACACGTTTGACCTCAATACAGCACTCAACGGGTCGAAGGTAGACGTCTACCTGGTGGTCTAGTATGACTTTTCTCGCTGACGTCAAAAAAGTCTTACGAATCTCCTCCTCGGCCTTTGACACAGAGATTTCAAATCTCATCTCAGCCGCTCAAGAGGACTTAAAAATATTTTCCATTGTCCCTGAAAAGGTTGTGGACACTGACCCGTTGGTGAGGAACGCCATTATTACCTACGTCAAAGCTCAGTTTGGCTGGGACAACCCTGATGCAGAGAAGCTCATGACCAGTTATGAGTCCCAGAAGTCTGCTCTCGCACTGGTGCGAAAGTACAACGGGTACACCATCACCTTTTCTGTCACGTCCTCGGGCGCGCTCGCGGATGCAACGGTGGAGTTTCAGGGGCAGAAGCGAATCACCAACGCATCGGGTCAGGCTGTGTTCCTCGGCGTCCAACCTAACCAGAACCAGAAGTATGTCGTCACCAAAGAAAACTACACCACGGTCAACGGTGAGGTTGATGTGTCCGCTGACGCGACAGTTTCTGTGGCGATGGTGGTGAGCTGATGCTTTGGCGAGACGTTGTAGACCTGATCACGACCACACAGACTCAGAACTCGTTCGGCGAGTACGTAGACGGCACTCCTGCTAAGAGAACAGTGTTCGCGAACAAAAAATCCATTCGCCAAAGTGAGTTTTACCAAGCCCACGCTCAAGGGATACGTCCCGAGGTCATGTTTGTGGTCCGCTTTATCGACTACGACAACGAGACGAGGCTTGAGTATGACTCAAAAGTGTATTACATCGTTCGAACCTACTCCAAAAATGATGAAATCGTAGAGCTGATCTGCTCACGGCATCCAATGGGGTGATGAGATGGAGATTAGAGGACTCAAAGAGCTTCAAAGAGCCATCAAAGAGCTGGGCAAGGCTCCTGGTGTGACTCCTGCGGCACGAAAAGGCATGATGATTGCCTATCGCTCAGCGAAAACGAAAGCCCCAGAGGACACTGGCGACCTAAGAAAAGGCATCATCCTCAAAAAAGAGAGAAGCCGACGAGGCAAAGCGGTCTTTCAGGTCACGATGGACTCCAGCATGAACGACATCTTTGTAAAAATCTCCAAAGACGGCAAACGGAGCTACTACCCTGCCGCTCAGGAATACGGCTACATCACACGCGATGGCGGCTACATGCCAGGGGCTTACTTTATGAGGGACGCCCTCCAACAGAATCAAAGCAAAATCGAAAAAACGATTATCGACTCGATGTTGAAATCCATTGATAAGGCACTGAGGTGAGTCCATGACATTTGAAGAAGCCTTACGTAACGAGGTGAGTTCAGTATCTGGACTCGCCTCTAAAGTTTTTCCGCTCCTCGCACGGAGTCAAAATCAGTCTCTCCTTGCGGCTCCCTATGTGGCTTATGTGTCCACGGAAGGCTTGCAAGAAAAGTCCCTTGAGGGCTATGAGTCATCAAAGAGAGTCTCGTGCGAAATCCACGTGGTGCAGACGAGTTACACAACGATGAAAAGCCTCACGAAACTGGTGATGGCGAAGATTCTGACGTTTCAAAGCCGCGTCATCGGCACAGGTGGACCCTACATCCAGAACGTGACTTATCAGGAACCCGTGGAGCTTTACGACGACGAACCGAAACTTTATCGGTGCGTCA